TGACTGTGAAGAGAGCAGGAAAGAGTACGAAAATTTTACCAATGCAACACGAAATGCAACACGATAAAAGAAAAAAGCCCTAAAACTAGGGCTTTTTAGAATGGACCAGACGGGAATTGAACCGGTCAAAATGTATTTTTAGTAAATGTTGATTTTAAGCCATTTCTTGTCAATCCCTTGTAAATACTGCATTCTTGATTATCAATATGAATAATATTTTTTTGATTTCAAGAGCAGTTTGCCACCAAATATAACACGATACAACACGAAATGCAACACGAATTTTAATTATAAAATCCTGCATACCCTATCCCATCGTTGCCCAGGTATTCTTTCCAACCACACCGTCTTTTGCGATTTCGCAATAACCTTGCCATTCAATAACAGCCTGTTTAGTCAAGACTCCAAAGATACCATCAATGGCTCCATGATAAATACCTTTCAATGAAAGAAATTTCTGCACTTCTTTTACATCCTCACCCCGGCTTCCCATTCGTAACACCGGCTTGTTCTGACCGCTCAAACCTGCTGATATACCACTGTGGCTTTCCGTAGCCACCATTTGCCCTTCTGTTTTCACCGGGGTAAGGAATAAAGCCTGTTCATCTTTTCTTCGTTTTACAAGCCCGTTTAAAGTTCTTCCTCCGGCTTTGGTATAAAGAAGAATCTTCTCAGCAATCACTTCTAGACTACGATTCTTGCACAGCGTTTTCAGATTTCCAACACCACAATTAAAGGTAAAAGAAACCAGTGCATCAAACTGGTTCTGGTTTAACTTTCTTCCCAAAGCATTGACCGCTCTCTCAGAAGACTTACAATCCTGACGAAGATATTCCTCTGCCTGTGCCTGGGTGATTCGCATTCCCTTTTTTACTCCGGCTGTATGTCCGTAACCTATGGTCCACTTTCCTGCCGGACACAGATAGGCTGTCAAATGACAGCCCTCAAATTTCTTGATTAAATTAATTCCCTTTTCTGATATATTCATTCAGCACCTCACATCCTTTGGCAATTGCATAACAACCAATCCCCAATATACTTCCTGCTCCAATTACTGCCAAAAATACAATTATTCCCCACATTCTCTACTCCTCCTGTACTTCCGGAAGTCCTCCCAGACTGGTTACCACAGACAAAATACCTGATAATGCAGATGCAGAAAATACCATTTTCCAATCCACACTTCCCATTGTAGCTGCCGTTCCCACAGTTGCTACAAAGGTCTGTGCTGCTGTTTTCACCGCTCTTACCGCGGCTGCCTTAATCCATTTCTTTGTATCTACCGATACACTAAAAACATTGTTCTGAAACATTTTTCTTTCCTCCTTATTTAAAAATAGTTGTCACAATATACCCCATCAAGCCACTAACCAAAGCGGTAATAATAACAGTAGTCAAAGTGTTCCAGTGTTTCGCCGGCTCATTTTCCAAAACCTCAATCCTGGAAAAAATTCTTTCCTGTGTTTTCCGGTAACGCTCCTGCTCCTTGATCATGCTCTGCATATTGATGGCAAGCTCCTTCACAGACAAAGCCAGTTCCTGAATCACTTGTGTCTGTTCCTCCAAATCATCTACCCGATGTTTTAAAGAACCAATCTCTTTTCCATACTCTGCCAATTTTACAGCCATTTCCTGCTCTGTCATTTTTCTGCTTCCTCCTTTTCCTGATATAAAAAGAACCGGAGACTCCTTTTACAGAAGTTCCCGGCTCTTTGGCTCTAAAGAAAATATTTAATTGTTTAATACCTCCTCCACTGCTGTTTTCCAGCGTGGCGGCACATCCTCAATTGTCATCAGACCTTTTTTAATTCTTTTCACATAGAAATTCACCATAATTATTCACCTCCGATAATTTCCGCCAATTCCACAATCGCTCCATCCTGAATTTCCTGCCCCACTTTCAGTGCTTCTACTTCTTCCCTTAACAGCTCCACTTCTGTTTTCTGTCTTAACTTGAAACGTGTAAGAATGGTTCCATCTGCCTGTACCACTGAGGTTTCGCTTTCAAGAACAAGGTTGGCATATTCTCCAAGTACCACATCTTCACTGTTTCTAATCTGCACAGCTTTGAGATTTTCCATGGTCAGTAAATCCCATGTGGCAATCATCTCTTCCTTTGTGGCTGATACCACCATCATATCCGACAAACCGGAACCTGTTTCGATTTGTATTTTGTTTTCGTCCTTTAAAACCAGATATTCCATTTTCTTCTTCCTCTCTTTCTATTTATTGACTGCACCATATCCCTGCGCTGTTTTTTCTCCGGTATTCAAATACTGCATATCCGGATTGATTTCAAAAAATTCCTGATATTTTCTCATATATCCCGGATTCACACTTCCTCTTGCGATTTTCTCCAACCACTCTTCATAAGATTTGGTTATGTAGTGATTTAACTGATAAAACCCGGTTACTTTTTCACTGTCATGCTCCAGGTGCTTGCTATTCAATCGTATTTGCGGAACATAGCTTGCAAAATGACTTACCCGGTTAGACTGTGCAAAGAACTTTCCGCCATGTTTCTCTTCTCCCCAATCGGTTTCCACAGTGAATCGCTCTCTTACCGGAAGAGAAGTTTTTTCCTCCTGTCCGTTTGCTGTAAAGTGTTTCCACAAACATTTCACACTGGAATATGCAGCATTTTCTTCCAAAAACTCTTTCAAAGTTTTATTCTGTTCTTTGATATGAATGAACTCATCCACATCCATACATATAAACCATTTCGTTTCCGGTCCATAGTTCTGCAGCCAGTCGTTACAAGTATCCTGCTGGGTATGTGTGCTAGTTTTCCACGGGATAATTGTCAGCTTGTCCAAATATCGATATTTGATCCTCTCCAAATATTCTCTAACTGAGACAACGGACTCATTATCATAAATGTAGAAATGTTCCACACCCATTGTTTCAATGTGATAATCCAGCCATTCTTCTATATAATCATTTTCATCACGAACAGCTGTTACAACGGAAAGAAAATATTTATTAGACAGTTCCTTTTCTTCCTTTTCAAATTTTTCTACTACTTTCTTTTGTCTTTTTTCTTCATACCCGGACCAGTAATCTTTTTTTCTTTGTAAAATCTCCTCCAACTGCTGCCGATTCATTCTTACGGTGGCTGCTGCCTCTTCCGTAGACTTTCCTTCCAACACACAATCCATGAAAATCTTCTGTTCTTTTGCTACTTTTTCACGATAACTAAACTCCTGTTTTTCCAGTTCGTCTATTTCCTCGTTTTCACTGTCCTTTTCTTCTTTTTCTACCATTATTCCATCTTCATAATACAGTTTCTTGAAATCCTTCTCATTTCGTAGTTTCTCAAACTCCTCGTCGTCTATGATAATAATGTCTTTTGTGATGGTTGGAATAATTGTATTAAATCCCAAAACTTTCCCTGTTACTTCGTCAATAATCAACTGTACCATTTTTTCTTCCTCCTATGGCATCAAATCAATTTCTGATATATGAATATTTCTGGATGTAGCCGTCAACTTAAGATATGCAGCTCCGGATGCAACCCCACAACTGTTAACGCTGACCCCAGTTAAGGTCAATGTAATACTCTGACTATATGGAGTTTCTATTGTTGCACAGTTTGTATATTCACCAGAGCAGTCGTTCGTTTGGGAAGTAGACAACAAAACATCTGCTACAAAAGGTTTTGCAAGATAATAGTCGCTCGGATTTACCACATATCCCATAATTCTGAATAAAAATAACGCCTCATAATTTCCCGAACCTCCGGAAACTACATTGCATCCTATATTACAACCTGCTGCATGAAAAACTCCGTTTATAACACTCTTTACATAATCACTGTACTCGGTGAATAAAATCTGGTGATAATCATATAGACAAAAGTTTCCTCTTACTAATGGTAATGGCGGTAACACCGCAAGCGTTTGAGTTGTAGTTCCAGCCCTTTTTACATAAATATTGGAACTATAAATATTATTAAACGGTTTGGAAATTGTACCTATATCTATCGAATACCCCGATAAAAGCGGTATCAATGCTCTATACTCCATCTTAATACCATACCGCTCATAATTTGAGGCAATAATCGCATTCTGCGTCCCCATATATCTCCAATATGTACCATCATAGATAAAAGAATGATACACTCCGGAAGGAATATAATACATTCTTGTTCCATCCATGTAATACATTGCTTTTGCACCCGTGGAAGATACATTTAAGGTAGCTGAACTGGAAGTATTGGTATAAGAAAACTTCACATGTACAACGGCTCCTACTTTCAAATTAAAATCAGAAATCGTCACAACTTTGTCTGCTGTGGATGCAGATGTAGTGCAGGTTCCGACATAATAATCATTACCTGCACCGTTTTCTTGCAAAGCTGTGATTTTGTCATTCAGTTCTTTACCCATAGTGGCATCTAAAGGACTTCCGACTATTGTGGTAAGGAGGTTTGCAATTGGTGCCACATTTGGTACATTATCTAACCCTATCTGCTCTTTGGTGACGTTATGAGGATTATTTGCCCGGTCTAAGTGGTCATAATATTCTGTATATCTGTCACGTACTGCATTTGCATACGTTTCTGCTTCTGCACCATAAATTTCCGCTTTATTTGCTGAGTCTCGTGCCTGCTCTTTATAGTATTTTGCATTGTCCGTATCTTCTCCATCTCTGCTTCCGGTACCACCAGCTGCATAACTCTTTGCTAATATGGCATTACCTTCTGCATCCACAAATAAAGTCTGTGTATCTCTTAACAACTCACTAATGTCCTTTAAACGCAAAAGCAAAGTTTCCGGTGCTATACTTATTACCCTTAAATCCAATTCTTCCAATGCCTTACTTATCGCATTCAGATTATCCGCATTTAAAGCCGGTGGCATATCATTTTGAAAATCTATTCGCTCATATAATTTATCCATTTCCTTCCTCCTAGAAAATATTCAGAGTGCCGTTAATATAACTATCTGCCAAACTCTGTATCCCTTTCATTTGTCTCTGAAGTATATAGGTGGTATATGTTCCATTATCAGTGGGTATTTCAATTTCATCACCCGTTTCGAGAAAAGGAAGTCCCACACACCACATTTCAAAAGGAAACCATGTCATATTCTGCATTTTTTCAATCATATTATCTGCATAAATTCCAACTTCTTCCTCAGTCCATACAAAATTTTTAAATAGCCAGTTATCAGACATATGATAATCTGTATTTCCATCATTATTAATGGTCCGCTGAAGTACTTTCTCAATTTCCGCACCTTCTGCATCCACGGTTTTATAGGTAACAATTAAATATCGAAACTTCTTCACATTATCATTTTCCACCCATAACTGCTGAAATGTACTTTTTTTAGCTCTGATAGACAATCCCTTAGGATACAAATCTCTTTCCGGATACAAAATTTGCGCCGGTAAAAGTCTTTTATTATTCAATTCCACTCCACTAAATAAATCTGTTATTCTATCCAAACGCCCAAACAAACATCGCGTTTCATACACTGCTGATTGTAATTTTCTAATTGTTATATCTGATAATTCTTCCATTACCGCAGATGTCAGCCTATACTTCTCTATTGGTGCTAATATCTTATGAGTGCAATCAACGACATTCACTTCTGAAATAAATTGTTCATATAAATTATTCATTGTTTCTCTTTCTGCCTCCGTAATGTCCGGATCCGAAGAGTTTCCACCTGTTACCTTTACCGGAATAGTTATAGATACCCCTTTCCTTATATTCGTAATGTAATCTGTTATCACATCCTCTTCCGCCTTACCAAACTTTAATTCTAAAATTTTTTCTCCGGAAGTTGATATTATGTCTGCACCCCCTCCTACAGCTCTTGCACCATTAAAATTTGTTTTTGCATATTCCTCAAACGAATACACTTCACCGTTTGCTATCGTATAACGTGATGCTGAAACAATACCTTTATCCTTTAATTTCTGACGTATCTGTTTTGCATAGATACGAAAAGAAAAAAAATCATCTTCACTAAATCCCTTAGGTATAATATATCCATTGACTGTATGAATATAATAATATCCTCCCGTAGTCGTTCCGTCTGCATATGCTACCGGAACAGCAATTTTGTTATAACTACGTCCGGAAATTGCCGCACTATATTCTGTCTCCTCTTCAAATACTTCTTCAATTGAATATCCTTGAAGTAACATTTTAAGTAATGTGTGTACGGATAATTTATTAGTTACACCACACTCTCCTGCGTTAACAAGTTCTTTTACCAATTCATCTGCCTTTGCATCCAGATACTCACTATATAATTTGTTATAGCAGGAACATTTCCTAATGCCTGTGGAAAACTGCATGGCACACTCTCTTACCTCAAAGAAACCTAATGATATGGAATGCCACTGTAAACTGCCATCTTTTTCCTTATACTGTACATCTATATATGCATGTATTCTTCTTCCCCGTATATCCGGGAAACCAAAATATTCAAACTGAAGCTGACACCCTTCACAAAGTCCAAATTTAATCGTATCTTCTGAACATAAACGCTCATCAATACTAACAGACTCACTTACTAGATTATTGTTATCAATGGTAAATTCTTCCTCACCATTCTCATCCAATATGATAAAACGATAATTTTTCAGATAGCTGCCATCTTCCAAAGCCTCTTTCACTCTTGTAGGTACTTCAATCATTATCGTTCCTCCACTTCCACTCCAAAAATATCCATTGTATCTGTGTGTTTCTTCGTAATAATCTTCGCATATGCATTTAAAGTTCTATACTCAGCTTTATTAGTTATCCAGCAAGTAATCAACAATACATTATTTTGGGTGTTTTCCTTTATCAATTCTAAAAACTCAACTGAACTCATTCCTAGGCGAGCATCACAAATAACATTAAAGCTACCCTTCACTTTACTTTTCACATATACTCTGTGTTTTTGTTTATTTCCATCTTCCCACTCTAAAAAACTATCTTCTGCTTCCATAACATAAGAATTATTCTCTATTTTGGAAGTTAAATCTGTAGAACCAATCATTACTAACATTGTGATTCCTCCTACACTTTTACGCCTGTAAGTAACTGATTATTTCTAGCCTCAGACTGCATTGCCCGAAACAATCTCTTTACATCTCCTTCCAAAGTAACAATAACCTTGGTTGGATTTTCAGAAATAGCTTTAGCTAATTCCAACACTGCATCTGAATTTACTCCATTTCCGTTTCCTTGTCCGGCTGTTGCATTTAATGCAAAGTCCCCCATATTAACCTTTGTCAGTTTCTGTAATGCATTCTCGACATTAGCAGAGCTTTGTGTAATCCCTTGGGCAAATCCTTCTGTTACAAATTCACCAATTTTAATAAATTCTTTTGAGGGACTTGCAATACCTAAAAATTCTTTCACAGCTCCTAATGCTTTTTTCCCAACTTCTTTGGCTGCATCTCCAATAACATCCAATCCACCTAACAACCCATTCTTAATACCCTCAAGAATATTGGTTCCAACTTCCAACCAATCAATTTTAGAAAATTCATCCTTTATTGTTACAATAATATCCCAGACAGCACTCACAACATCCGGAATGGCAGAAATAATACCAGCTATTAACTCGCTAATAAGAGAAATTCCACTTTCTAATATTTGTGGAAGATTCTTCAATATCGTTTCTGTAAACTGAGCAATCGTCTGAATCGCCGGTTCTGCAATCGCAGGAAGATATTCTGTAATACCATTCACTAACTGCAATAATAATTCTGTTCCCGCAGCCCAGATAATCGAAAGATTTTCCATGCAATAAGCTGCAAACTGACCAAGTAATTCTCCGGCAGTTGTTAGCAAGGTAGGAATTGTCTGCAAAATTCCTTCTACAATACTCGTTACAATCTGTATTCCCTGATTCAGAATGGTAGGTAAACTTTCCTGTATCTGCTCTGCCAATACAGTGATAAAAGAACCTTCTGCACCCAAGATTTCACCTGCATTTAATTCCAGACTTCCCTGCAATTCTCTCAATAGATTCATCCCAACTTCAGACCAATCCGTTGTAAGCAATGCTTTTCCAAACTCACTCATTAAATTCCACGCAGCTTCTAACAGATACGGAATATTATAAACAATCGTATCTGCCAATCCGGTTACCAGGTTAATCCCTGTTTGTACCATTTCTCCAGCATCAATATTATTTATGGTTTGAACAACTAAAGTAAACAATCCATCCAATATATCAGGCAGAGTAGATAGAAGACTTTTTGCCATAGGAAGTACATTGCCAAACAAAAATGTCTGAAACGTCTCCTGTAATGCAAACAGTTCTGAACTTATGTCTTCTCCTAACGTCAATTTTCCAAGCAGATTTGTGGCTGCTGCTTTCATAGATGCCAATGCACCTGAAAAGGTGGTTGCTCCTTCTTTGGCAGTGGTTCCTAACTGTTCATATACCTCTGCCGAACTTCTTCCGGTTCTTTCTATAATCGCTGCTGCTTCCTCTGCCGTTCTTCCTGATATGCCCATTTCTCCCTGAATAACATGAATAGCCTCATACACATCACTGAGATTACTAATGTCATAAGAAACTCCGGAAAAAGCCTCGGCATCAGCAAGCAATCTTTCCATTTCCTTTTGAGTTCCACCATATCCCAGTTTCAAATTATCCAACATAGTATAATTCTGTTTTGCAAATCCCTGATATGCATTCTGAATAAGTTCCATGCTGGTTCCCATTTTATTGGCATTATCCGACATATCTACCAAAGCAGTATTTGCCGCTTCCGAAGCCTTAGCAGTATCGCCTCCAAGACTTTGCAATAAAGAAGCAGAAAAGCCAGTAACACTTTCCATATATTCATTCGCAGATAATCCCGCAGTCTTATAGGCTTCGTTTGCATACTGTTTTACAATATCAGCACTTTCTTTAAATAAGGTATCCACACCACCGATACTCTGTTGCAAATCAGCTCCTTCACTAAAGGCATCTGAAATTACTTTTCCTATCCCCAGTGTTGCCATTACTTTGGTAAAGCTCCCCACTAGACTGCTCCCTAATGTTGTGCCTGCTGTTTTTCCTGCACCTGGTACTTCCTCTCCCAGTATTTCACTGATTTTCTCCTTCATTCCTTGTGCAGAAGGAATAATCTGCACATACGCTTTTGCCAGTTCTGTTGCCACTTTATCCTTCTCCTCTCAGAATACTTGCACGGAATTTTTCAAACTCCTCACCGCAGGAAAATCCTTTGGATACCTTCTCTTCACTGTGCCCCAAAATCAGTTCTGGCATATTTATTCCCTCTACTCCATCCTTTGTTTGCCGCCATAGTAAAATTGACAGCCGATCCACGATAGCTGCCAACAGATAAACATCCGGCTCAAACTCCATTCCTGCAAGTTTCATTTTTATTCTTGAATTCGCCCTTAAGCCAATAGATAAGGCCGCTACCGTTTGTGCCGGGAGCGACCTATAATCAAAAATTCCATATGTTTCAGCCAGGTCGCAAATTAATGCATCTCGGTCTGTATTTATCATATTGGCAAGGGCCATTAGTTTTTTAATTCTTTACTCACTTTAAACATCTGTTTCACTTCTTCTACCAACAAATCAATAGGAACTCTTCCATCTTCTGTTCGCAGATGGTCATAAAGTCTTTTCTTTTCCTCTGCTCCAAGCAACGCAACCAGCACTTTAGGAAGTGCTGTAACATCTCCCCGGTCTACAGTTGCCAAATCTTCTATCAGTTCCATGTTATTCATTGCATTTTCACTAAGCTGAAACTCAAATCCACTTTCTGTTTTTCCTGTTAACATATACCTTACCTTTTCTTTCTATAATTTTGAGCACTCTTTATTCCTATACCTTACTCTTCTGTTTCTCCTGTTGTTTCTGTTACTTTCGCTATTTTTTTCAGATATTCATAATGGGTTTGCCCATCTTTATCCGGTACCGCTGTAATGGTAATATTATAGCCAATGGCACTGGAATCACTGTACTCAATCTCTGCAATTTCAGAAATAGATGCATTCGGAATTACAATTCTTTTATATACCCCATGCAAAATCAGTTCTACCACCCATACAGCACTTTCCTGTTCTTTACTGTTTGCTTTTACCGTAATACCTTCTTCCAGCGTTCCTTCCACGTTGTCACTTCCATAAACAGCTTTTAATACTTCCACATTTAAAACTTCGATTAATTTCATTTTGAAAGTATCCGGCTTTTCTGTCTGCATATTCAAAACAACATCTCCGCCCCACGCTTTAATGGTTTCACTTTTGGGAGAGTTATTATTTTTAAACCCATCTTCACTGATATATCCCAATGCCTTAAAGGCTGCATCCAATACCGTTGTCGCATCTGCCGGAAGTGCAGTACCAAGTGGCGCTCTATATACCGCACCTTCAATCTTTGGTTTCCCTGTTGCCACATTATTTGCATCATTCGCCATAATTACTTCCCTCCTGATAAGTTATGTCATATATCGCCTGATAACGATATTTCTTTTTCGTTGTATCTGTAAAATTATAATCTGTATTCAGTTTTACTTTTGAAATCTCAGGTAGCCTGACAAAACCATTCAGTATCACACCTTTGACTTCTTCATTTAACACTGCCGCTTCATACATACTTTCTGCATAAGACTGTACTGCAATCGTTGCGTAGCAGATATGATTTTCCATGGAACCGCCTGTTTTTTCTAACAAAATATACCGTTTGGGTTCTTTCTCAGGTGTTTCCATAAAAGCAGGAACTTCCATATTTTTCTTAAAATATCGTAAAAGAATTATTTCCAGCATCTTTCTTACCTCACTCATACCGCTCCACCATCACTTTCTTGTTCCAATCAAGTGGAATAAGTTGCTCAATCCCTTCTGTCACAAAACCGAAAGTCCGCCATTTCTTTCCAAAAAACTCTACTGTCCGGTCTTCCCAGATGTTTGTGTCTCCTTTTGGAATTGCAAGGGTAAAAATTGCCTTTTTCCCATATAAACTGAGATTATCCACAATATCTGTAGAGGAAGAGGGAGAAACTAACACATTTTTCACCTCTTTTGGTACTTCTTCATAAACAGGATGGTTAAATTCGTCTTCTCCTACCTTTACTTTGTCATACAAAATAATCATTATTCCTTCGAACATAAATCTATCACCCCACATCGTTGCCTTCGTAATCCCAGTCGGGATAGTTCTGATTTCTTAATAAATAAACCACCACCAGGAACCAGATAGGTTCCGGAAACGGAATATCCAAGAGCTGATTGTGACATTTGGGACATTGGCTCTGAATTAGTAGAAGTCATTAACGCTCTAGCAACCACATCTACGGTCACGGATTTTACAACATTTTCTAACAAGATTCCTTCTGTAATCATTTGGTCAATGTTTTTTCCCACTTTCACTGCTTCCTGCCGTATGCTGTCTGAAACCACCGGTAATAAGGCTGTTGCTTTCTTTTCTTCCTCTTCTGTTAATGGACGGAATAACTCTGTTACATCCTGTACCGTTGCAAAATATTCCATTTTATTCACCACTTTTTTTCTTTGTTCCCTTGACTACTGTTTTCTTTATTGTTTCCTTTGGCTGTTTCTCCACAATTTTCCAGTTGTCTCCTTTTACTACACAGGCGGTCTCAATGACCGCCCCTGTTTTCACATTTACATACTTCATTATGCAGTAATAACTCTGGCAAAAGAGTCGCCATCAAAAATACCCCAGCCAATGTAAGTCTGACAACGAATGTAAACCTGTCCGCTACCTTTCAAGTCTACCCCTGTATTATCCGGGTCACCATATGGGATAACTTCCATTTTAATTTCCTTTGCATATCCCCATTTCACTCTGTTGGCAAAATCTCCGACAATTGCTTTGTCCACATCTCCTACTGCTACGGTTTTATTGACCTCCAATGCATTGGATCCGAGATTTGATGGTTTACCACCAAAAGCAAATTCCGGATATAATTTTTCGCTATTGCTTTTTGTCATGGAAGCTAAATCAGTACGCACTGCAGGTGCAATCACCATTCCTGTCACTTCACCATCAGAACCTTCCACAAGTGCAATAGCTGCTTCAAGGTTCTTATCCGGTGCATCCGCATCATAAGTAACTGTCTGAGTTACCTTCGCATCAAAATGGTTATCTCCTACCACTGTTGAAGGCTGTCCGGTACGAGGATTTACCCCATGAAAAGCCGCTAAATCCATACCGCTTGCCATTTTTTTAGCGAAACCTTCATTGAAATTTTTCAAAACTTCAATCTGCTCTTCTTCCGTTGCTGTTAAGAACTCTTCCGATACCCTTGCACCATACTCTACTTTAATCGGAATTATGGTAATAGGTTCAAAAGTTGCTCCACCGTGAGAATATTTCCCATTTTCTGCCACAATATCAATTTCAGAATCTAAAGAAAATACAAATTCCTTGCTACCGTTGAAAGGAATCGGTTCCTGACGGGATAATACCGCCAAAGATGATTTCCCTTTTACCTTATTGATTACATCTGTTACTAATTGGGGATCAAATAATGTTCCTTTTGATAATACTCCTGCCATTTTCTTACTCTCCTTTTAATCCTTTTAATACATTTTTATATGCTGCTTCATCCGCTTTCCCTACTCCATTTTCCGTAGATGCCAATGGTGCAACATTGCTACTGCCTACCAGAGTTTTTAAAGTTTCTGCACTTTTTCTGATAGTTTCTTCATCTTCACCCTTTAAAAAGGCTACTGCATCATAAGATAATCCAACTTCATGGGCTACTCTCGTTTTTACCGAGTCGGTCTCGTACCCTTTGATTTTGGCATCTTTTTTCGCTGCTTCCTCCGGTGATAAATATCCGGCATATTTCTTAGTTACATCTTCCGGTGATAAGTATCCCTCATACTTTTTCGCCACATCTTCCGGTGACAAGTATCCTTCATACTTTTTCACATCTTCCGGTGATAAATATCCGGCGTATTCTTTTTTCACTGTTTCTCTTTCTCTTTTCAGTCTTTCTCCCAGAACAGCATCTAACTGTTCCTGTGTTTCAATTACTTTAAACTCTCCCATTTTTGTCTCCTTTCCCACTTAACCCGGTGGTATCGGTAAATTTATCCACTAAAAAAGACACCTTTCGGTGCCTTAATAGCTTACTTTTTGTTTTTTTCTTTCCTTACTTGTACTACATACCCAGTAGGCTAATGCCAGACTGTCCAAAATTGCAATCTCAATATCCTCCTGCATAGCTTTATATCCAAAACCTCCATTAGCTCCAATGGCTCTCTTCTCGCAATTTCCAACTACCTGTTCTACAGAAGGTTGACCGCTATGGACAATATTTGCCTGAAAAATTCCCTGTTCAAAGGTGGAATTTGCCACAATAATTTCTTTTACCGTAGGAAGTAACGGTGTTTTTAATTTTGCCTCTTTCATTTCAGTTGCTAAAATCTGCTGTCCATTGGCACCATCTACCACTATTTTTTCAATGGCTGCATTTCTTAAAAAGTCAATTATCCAATAATTTCCGGCTCTGACTTCCCGACAGTCAATAGTTTCTACAAAAATCTTTTTATCTTTGGTTTTGACCGCTATGGACAATGCTACATTCCCACCTTCATGACTATATTTGATACCTGCAAATAATGCTCCGGATAACTCCGGCAATTTCTCTGCCTTTAATTCCTGCCATTCCACTTTGCTGATAGCAGATTTCTGATTATACTTAATCCACAATCCCAGTCTCTGAATATTGAAATCTACATCATCTGTTCCAATTTCATCTGTAACAGACCTTTCTGTAAAAATCGTTCCCAGTGATGGATTGGTTTCATACCACAATTCTTTATCTCTTGGATTAGAATGTTTTTCCACTGACCATTCCGCCCAACCTGCATTTACCGTTCCTCCTGATAAAATAGAAACTCTTAATTTAGTAAATACGGTACCGGAGCTTACCGGTGTAGGTGGTGTTCCACAAAAGATTGTTTGTGGATTTTTAGAGTCTGTTACCACATATTTCAGTGCTGACTCCTGATCGTCAGTATATTCTTGTGCTTCATCAATAACCAGCAAATCGAAACCTTCTCCCAGACCACCTTTGGAGGAACGGGTTCTAAAATCACAACTGCCTCCTCCTTCATCCAGGATTACAATTCTTTCAAGACCAAATTGTTTGGAGTAGGTGTATGCTTTCTTATATTCCTCTCCAGCTTTTGGTCTTGCGATTTCGCAATATCCCATTCCATTCAGAATAGCTGACAATCGTTTGGATGCAGCACTACTGGTTGTAGTTCTGTGGGCTGTATGAAGTATTCTTTCCCCCTTTAAAAGTCCAAACACCTCCCGGATTGCTGCAATCTCATTCTTTCCATTTCTTCGTGGCACGGAATAACCGAATTTGGTATGTACCCAAAGTCCTTCTTCATTCACAGCCAAAATATCACTTAATAAAAGTTCCTGCCACTGCTGTGCAGTTCTTCCGGAATTATTATAATAATCGATTGCTTCCTGCCCTTTTGTTACATAGTAAGGTAATACAACGGATTGTGTGGGAGTCTGGCGACCAATTCGCGGTTCTGCCATACTGCTCCTCACTTTCTGCTTTTATACTTGAAATAAACTAATAATCGCTGCCGCTTCCGGTATGGTATGTATCAGCTTATTCATAACACTGTCATTACGCAGATAGTCAATTCCCACAGGTGTAATTCTTATCTTACTGCTATCTGCCATAATAATATCTTCTCCCCATGCTCGTACAAAGACCACTTTTTCTATATATCCCTGCTCCTGCATCTTCTCCAAAACATATAAAAAGTATTCTTCATGTATGGGGAAATCTTTTGTCAATGGAAGTAAATATTCTTCCGGCTTTATTTTTGTTTTTCCTTTTAAACGCTTGTAAAGATATACTAATATTTTGCATACCAGCACATAGTATTCATCTTTTGCCATATAAGCCTCCTGATTTTTTGTACAAAAAAATCACCGCACTAAATATAACGGTGACTTCTTATTGTTCTAAACCTAATTTTTTACCAAACCAATTATAAAATGTTTCATATGCTTCCTTTGCTTCTTTCGGTGCACCTTCCTTTAAATGTACTCCATCTAAATAAGGTGTATATATCCTCTCCAATTTTTTCATTTCTTCCGGAATAATGATATACATAATATTATCTCCCTCTTTTTAAGCACTTCAATGTATAGTATTCGGCCTCCACTTCATCATATCTTTCCCAAACAAACGCCTTAGCAGCATATGATGATATTTCATTAACATTATACTCATTTATCCCTAAAGAAACAATATTTTTTTTACATTTTTCTACTAGCCAAGGCATATATTCTACATTCCTGTTAGCTTCTGTAATCGTTCCTTTGTAACCTTGTGCTTGCATCCAATGCCATGTTTCATGATACTCCGTACTCCCTATTGCTACATTTTTATCCATTGCAAAAAACACACTCAACATTTTTGCATCTCCTGTATCCGGAGCAATGTATATTACATTTTGTACACAATCATATTTTCCAAGTGCACCATTTAAATTTTTCATAGCAACAACTGCTATTATTGGTTTTCTACTTTTATCTCCTCTATAAAAATCTATTGCTTCATCAATATTTTTAGTTATGGTATGTAATGCTTTAGGTTTAATCTTTACCCCTTCTTCAACATATACTTTTGAATATCCATCTATCTCTATTAGATTTATAATCCCCATCTTTCTATCCGTCAAACTTAATTTTCCACTTCCTTTGACTGGTAAATAATGCTGTTCCTTTCTTTTCTCTAACCTTATGTTACTGCCATCTTCCTTCCGCCACTGCTTTGTATGTACATTCTGAACTTTTCCATCTCCCGGGACATAATCCACCGTACATCTGCACCTCTGATGTCTTCTGTAAACATCCTGCGGTACATCCGGATAGAAATATTTACCTGTTACCGCCTTACACCATTCGCAACAGTTGCCTGCCATTTTACGAACAATCTTAGGCTTCATTCCTGCCTTTCCGTGAAATTCAGCATTTACTTTGATAGCATCATCCACAATACTCTGACTGAAATTGACTACCGGTTCTCCCAATATCCATTTTACATCATCAAATATATCTTCACTGGAAATACGGTTTAGAATTCCGTCAATACGGTCTTGATTTAATTCCGGTATGATTGGCTTTATTCCAATTCCTGCCTCACTGTTTAAAGACCTTTGTACCTCTTTCGTAACTTCCGTAATCAAATGATAATTATTTTCCATCGTAGGACGGATAACTCTCTTAGCAATGTTGTAATACATCTTCCCATCCGGAAGAACTTCAGAACTAAGGTTGTTACCATATGCATTTGCAAGGATATGCCCTACCTCAACAGAGAACTCATTAGCTTCTTTGTAAGTAGCGGTACCATCTCTTACTTTTGCATATAACTTGGAAATGATTTCACTCTTATCAAACATAGTCTGAAAATCTTTTTGTATTTTTTCTAATAACTTTGGTGCAATATCTTCCATTATACCTCCTGATTCGGCTGTACTACTGTTACCGGTTCCATCTTACTTGGTTCAATTCCTGTAATGTTTCTCAGATTATCCTTATTAAAGTATCCGGGCACTGCCTGATTAATCTTAATTGCCCCGTCTCCTATACTGGATAACATTGAGGCATCCGGTTCAAAAATCGGCTCCCAAACAGGCTTTGTAAGATAAAGTTGTCTTCTCTGATAAGCAAAATCATCTCTTACGCAGGCTGCTAGATAGCCGACATTTAAAAAACCGCTTCCGAAGGTTCTTTGTGCCTTCTTAGCGGTTAATCGTAAGGTTTCATGTGATGCTTTTATTGCCTCCTGGCTGGATGGATTGTCAGAAACAAATCCCAGATCATCCAAAGTCAAACCGGTTTCTCCTGCAAACAGTGCCGCGAATGTCCGAAGCTGTTCTGTATACGGTGACATAGACTGCTGTGTAAATTGTCCTAACTTAGGACTATCTCCCTCGTCATCCTTTGTAAATGACAGCAGACTGGACATAGATGCTCTCCATTTATCTGCAATTTCTGCATCTTCACTTAAACCAGTAATGTATTTTTGTGGGAAACTATAAAATTCTGCTGAAACTTCAGAACGCTTCACAGTCCTTATGGCTGCATCCACCAGACTCATACATGCTCTGCTGATTCTGGAATGTCCAAATACTCTTCTGGCATCCGGTTTATAGATTATTGGTACCAACAAAGGATAAGGCGCACTGTTTTTTACTACCTGATGATTTCGGACACCTTTTCTGATAAAAGTTGTTTGTCCTTTCTGAAAATATGCTTCTAATATCGCATTCTCGTTATCATCTTTTTCCAGAACTGCATATCCTTCTGTTAATAATCCTGTAATCGGGTCTAATATTCCGGTTGCATTTGCTCCATCAATTACCTGCAGTCTGGGAAATCCGCTTTCATCTGCTGAAATATAAATAAAACAACAGGAAGAAATCAATGCCGATAATACAGCACTGTCATAAAAAATATCAGGATTATTCATTTGAAAAATTTCTGATAAATCAAAATTATCATCTTCAAATTCCCGGAAAATTAATCTATCCGCAACACTGTCCACTGCTTTTCCGCACCAGCCAAGCATGGAATGTAATCCTTTTATTTCTGCCGGAACTGCGATATTCAAGTCTCTTACCACATTCTTCATTTCATAATACTTATATCTTTTTAATACCCGTTCTCTCTTCTGATTTAACTTTTTTCTCAGATATACTATCCCTTTGTAATTGCTCATTTCAGGCTCCTTATTTTCTCACTACAATTTTATTTTTTGGAACCGAAGCTCCCAATGCTTTCAGCATTGTATTATTTTTCATATTGTCTCGAATTGCATCATACGAATCACACCAAACTGTCGCCCCTGCTCTATGTGGTCCTGTCCAATTGCTTACGTTATATCCTTCACCTGCAATTTGTGCCACATTATTTGCTACTGAAATACATTTTTCTTTTATTTGCTCATTTTTAAAGAGTTCCAACAGCCCTTTATAATTGATTTCTACCTTCACATTAGCCATAATTTCATTCCTCATTTTTTCTCAGCGAGATATTTGTGCAGTGATGGCGTGAACCTCATTCACACCCATCCAGGGGGTGGTATGCCCCCTGTTTACTTTGGTTTATAATTCTTCCAATCCATAGATTGTGGCAGCACCCTGTTACTGATAATTTCACTTTTTTCATCAAAAATCTTCACTTCTATCAGCTTGTCTGACTTCTGTCGATTACAGGTCCAGTGGGCTAATTGCAGATTGTCAATATCACTGGGATGCCCCCCTCTTGCAATTGGAATAATATGGTCAATACAAGGCGATAATGGACTGGGATATTTCTGTGCAAAATCAACCGGCTTTCCACATATCCCACAAATCTTTTGTGTCGCCATTATTTTCTTTTTATTCTTTTCAAATGCACCCCGGTGGGTACCATATCTTTCTGCTCCGGTATTCATGACTGCTGCCTTTCTGAATATAAAAAGAGCCAAGGTTTTTGTTCCCTGACTCTTTTTGATGATACCATAATAGCACATTTGACATGAAAAATCCGTCCATCTTTTATAAATTTTCAGTTTCTGCTACAAATTTTTCCATAAATTCCGTAAGGACTGCTGCCGCACTGGTATTTCTTTTCGCACAGGCTTCGGCAAAGTCTTCCGTTAATTCTTTTTTAAGTTTATATGACTTACTAATCAATCCTACTTTCTTGGCATACTTCTCTGTTGCTATTGTTTGTTTTGATGGCTTACCTATTGGCATAATTACTTTTCATCCTTTCTGACAATACATAATAAGTTTAATACATTACTCAATATACTTGTTAATAAAGCTACTCCTATAAATACATCCATACCATTCTTAACAGCCATATAACACAAGCAAAAGAAAGTTGCCAAACTCGTAATAAAAATTATTTTTTTCATAGACATATATTTACAGATGGTTTAAAATAGCGGTGAGTAGTGGGATTTACCCACCGCCAAGCACTTATTTGAAAAATGTTTCATATAGCATGCAGATTGTTGCGACCAATCCATTGATGATGCTTACTATGATTGCTACTTTTTCAAGTTTGTGCTTTTTCTTTTTCTTAGCCATCTTCTTCTCACCTCCTACATATAATATATTATATGGTGCACCATATGTCAATGCTTATTTGTATATATAATAAAAAAGCCTGCATTTTTACAGACTTTCTTATCACATTCCTAATTGATTTCCCCTAAAAATCTTCCCACCTGACAAATGATTTTAAACACAATCCTTCTCATTTGTGTTTCACTGTAACTTACTGTTTTCATGTTAAGATATGGAACATTCCTCCTTCTGTCCGTCCAGAACCTCTCACGCATGACTTTCTTCTCTTCTTCCTTTAATCCACTATACACCGTTTCAACTGCATATATTTCCCGTTTCAGCCTATCCATATAAGCACTGGTCATTTTAAGAGCCTTGGCTTCTGTTACAGACTGGGGTTTATTATCAGAGCTGCTGCCACAGTATTCTTCTCCGGTACTGCTAGCCATGATAACATCCGATACATATTCTTCATATTCTCTCTTCTTGTCCGGGTATCTTCGGATAATCAGCTCTATAATTCTCCATGACTCTTTTTCTATCACTTTAGTGACCTCCTAATTTCACAATCTTACATTCCGGATCCAGTAACCAGTTCAGGCTTACATTGGCTCTCCTTTCCGTTACTTTACAATCCCGCCACATAATTTTGTATAACTTATTTTCAGATATGTAATAATAATCTTCTTTGTTCTTCTGGTTATCAAATTGAAATCTTTCGTTCTTTTTAACTCCTAACTTCATACGAAGCAGGAATAAAATTATTCTTGTCATTGTTTTCCCTCCTATCTCGGTACCAGTACCTGTGTCACATCCTGATACCGCTTTCCGTATATCACTATTTTTTCAATCTTCACTCTATTATCCGCAAATACCGTATTCTCATCTATCAGATTATTCTCCACTGCATAAAATCTTCCACTTGATAACAATCCACTCTTCTTTAATGTTTTCCTGATTGTATCGCGGCACACTCCCGTTTCTTCCTCAATATCTTCAAAGTTCCGTCCTGAATTATACATTTCTATAATCTTTTCTCTTATTGCATTCCAGTCCCTCTTTTTCAATCCCATTTCTGAGATATAACCTCGCACGGTACTCAAAGATAAATTCATTTCTTTTGCAATGTCCTCTTCCTTTATCTTTTTTAAATACCTCTCGCGGACACGTTCTAGGCGTTCCTTTCTTGCTTTTGTTCTACTCATAAAACATCCTTTCTACTTATTTTTATCAAACTATTTACATATAAATCCATGGAATGACAAAGTTTAATACAGTTTCCATGTAAAGCATGATTTTTCCACGCATTATACTTTTCATAAAATTTCTTTTCTGTCATTTTTCCGGATTGTACAGCTCTAACCCATCTGGTCACTTTCTTTTTGATTTTCCGTTTATTTTCACCTTTCAATTTCCTTATATATTTCCCATTCTCTGTTACATAATGGTGAAACCCTAGAAAACCTATTCCGCATCTAAACGGTACTATCTGAGTTTTTCCATTAAGGCAAAGTCCAAGACTGCTTACCATTTCCTGTATCCGCACCAAACATTCTTTTAAATATTCTTTATCATGGTGTATCAGGTAAAAATCATCCATGTATCTCCCATAAAGACTTATTCCCAATTCACCTATAATCATATGGTCCATGCCATTAAGCATTAACAATGCATAAACCTGTGCCACCTGATTTCCTAACGGAAGTCCCAATCCTTCTGTGCTGTCTATAAATAAATGGTTCAGCCATTTCGTGTAATTATCCATAAAGTGATAATCCACAATATCTTTTAATATTTCATGGTCTATCTGGTAAAAGAACTTTGTAATATCACATTTCAGTATCCAACCTTCAAGACCATGCATTTCATAAAAACTTAGCATCTGTTCTTTCAGACTATTCAGTCCATAAAGGGTTCCTTTCCCTTTTTGTCCGGCATAATTTGTCTTTACAAATTCCTTTGCCAGCCTCGGATGCAGAATCTCATCACACAAACAATGCTGCACCACTTTATCCTTAAAAGAACACGATTTAATGATTCTTTCCTTTGGTTCATATATCTTGAACTCGTTGTATGGATTCATCCTATAAGTTTGATTTTCAAGCTGTTCTTTTAACAGATGTACTCCTTCCAGACTCATGTTCTGAAATTTAGCACAGCTATTATTACATCCCTTGCCAGACTTTGCACGTCTGTATGCCTTGTAAAGATTTTCAAAACTGCATATTATTTCTTTATCCATAAAAATACCTTTGTATTTACCACCTAGTGGAAGGATATCTGATTTTTTGTATCTTTTTCTGATTTCGGCTTGTTGCCTACTCTTCCGGTCTGTATGATACAGAATAGGGCGAACACCGTTGTTGTTATTGTAGTTATTGTTGTTGATATTGCCGGACGGGCAAACAACGGTTTATGCATCAGATATCCTGTAATAATTATCTCTTTTTATCTTTGCTTCTCCAAGCAATCGCCATATGCTTAATATCTGTTACCATCTTAGACCAGTATCCCATGCTTTTATCATTAATGATATTGAGCTTATAGGATAGTTCTATGTAAAACAGAAGTTCATCACAGTGAGCGATTGCCTTGGTCTGTAATTCTGAACGTTCCCTTGCATACTCCCTCAAATCAGTCCGATTAGCTTCATGCAGATGTTCATAAATTTCAAGTGACTTATTCTGCATCTTGTCCACTAATGAGAATCTGTATTTCTTCGGGTACCGGTTACAGTTGGATGTGACACGCAAGGTATGTTCTGCCAGTTCCTTTGCTTTTAAGATTACTTTTAAATCTGTTTCTGCCATTTAACCTTCCTCTGATTCAAAGATTGCAGATGAAAAGATACAAACAGGGCGAACACCGTTGCTGCCATCGCAGATATTGAAGTTGATATGGCCGGACGGGCAAACAACGAGGATCCACGACTCATTTCCATTACATTTTGTAGTATCCGGTGTAAGAGTCCACCAGTAATATTCTTCATTTGGAAGCAATGCTCTATACTGTCTGTATTCATCCAGACTGACAATGGACACCTTATCTTCACAAGTTCCATATTCTGTCTGACCATCTAGGGACAACAAACTTCTTTCAAAAGAAATAATGTTATCTTCCCCTATTACTTCCTCTAATTTCTCGTAAAACTCTCCGTTCAAATATTCCCGAATACTGCTTTCTTTCCAATCATTGTTATTTCCAAACTTTTTATTTTCCGGAAGTTTTTCTGCAATACATTTATACCCCTGCTCTGCAATGTCTAAGATTTTCCATTTAAGTCCAATAAGTTCAAATGTATCTCCTACTGCTAAATCTTTTTTTAATTTCAAATTCTTTGCCTGCATTTTCTTTATGATTTTTTCAAGTTCTTCCACTCTCTGTTCCAGATTTTTAGCCATTATTTCTCTCCTCCTTTAGATACAAAGATATTAGATTTTAAGATACAAACAGGGCGAACACCGAAGCCGTAATTGTAGTAATTGTATTTGATACCGCCGGACGGGCAAACAACGGCGAGCGAGTACTCCCATCCGCGTTCCTTAGTGCTCCACGGTGTACATGTCCACCACCAGTCACCAATATTTTTATCAGCAATCAAATCGTTATATTTACGTGCTTCATCAAAAGTAATCAATCTAACTTTACATTTGCAATTATTAATTTCTTTCTGCATATCCACGGAAGTAAGTTCCACTTCATGTTCCACAAGATTTTCACTTCCTACTGCCGCTTCGATTACCGGTTGAATTTCACTTTCAATAAACTTCCTGATAGCGGATGTATTGTAATCTCTGGTATCTTCATCAAATTTCTTACCCTTTGCCATAAACTCTTTTGAAATAACTGCGGTCTGTCCTTCCATCTGTTCCAGTACAATAAAATCATGTTCCCCGACTTTAAAAACTTCTTCTGGTTCCAATGTAGAAAGCTGGTACTGCTCAATATTCTTTTTTGCTGCATTTTCCTCATTCAAAACCTTTAATAATTCTTTCGCTAACTCTAATGCTTTACTCATCTTCTCTCATCCTCCTACTACTTTCTCTTTTTATCCACGACTGCTGCCACTTATACCTTCCATACCTGACTGGCTATCATATCCGCCTGATGTACCCATAGGATGTTTGGATAATTCTTTATGGCATTTCCCAGTGTTCTCCACTTTTCCTGTCCTTCATAGGCTCCCATATGATACCGGATGCACATGATTTCTTCGTCTGTCAGATCCGGGAACAATTGCAGTGCCATAATAACTGACTTTTCTCCATGGCCACTTAAAAGCATTTCTCTATTCCCAACATATGCCCCGTCTTTCAAAACATAATCATCTGCCTTGCATAAATCATGTAAGAATGCCACCACCATGGGACTTCTTTCATTTTTCCACTCCAGATACAGTTTTTCCGTGTATTCCTTTAACTGCAAATAAATCAGTTTACTATGATGATAAAGGTCTCCCGACTGTGTTCCGTGATGTGTTAAAGATGCCGGTACCATGAAATATCCCATTTCTATCAGCTTCCCTGCTTGTTTTTCTGTAAATACTCCCTTGGTAATTTGCTTAAATTCATTTATTCTTTGTTCTTCGGTTATTTTTAATTCAAAGTAATTCATTTTTTCTCCTTCTGCAAATTCTTCAAAAACTCAATCATACAGCTTTTATTTGTCAGACAATCCTTGAAATGCTTTCCTTCCGTCATGATGTAATATTCCTCAGCTCCCCAGCCATCTTTATACCTGTCTTCCCATTTCCCTCGAATATTAATATCAAAGCATTTGTGAAAATATGCTTTCACTACAAAAGCGGCGCCGTTTTCAAACTCATACCGGTAATATTTCTCACCAGTTAATGGCTGCTCCATCCATACCGGCCAGTTTTCATAATCTGCAATAAATTCCTGTCTCTGGTCATTATTTTTCAAAATCGGAAGTTCCGGCTGTTCTACCGGTTCTGTTTTCTGTTCCATCTCTTCCAGTTCACAGACCATATTTGCAAGAGCTCCTACAATGATTTTCTGTCTTTTTACAGTAAATACTGGTAAATCATCAATTTTCAGATATTCCGCCAACAGCTCATTTTCTTTTTCCAAAACCTTCTTTATCTGCATCAGTTCACTTTCCTCTACTGCTGCCATTGTGGTTTCTTCCGGTTCTGTTACTTCCTTTGTATCTGTTTTTACATACACAGACCTTCCACATCGGTATCCACAATCTGATACCTGACATTTTTTACAACAAGGAACAGGTTCCTTACTTCCGGCAGTATACTCAGCCCTCTCATAATTGACAAACTGACATACCTCTGCAAATTCCTCTTTCAACAATTCCAGAACATTCATAGTTGTACAAGAAAACGGACTTCCTAATGTTGCTTCCCTGCAGTATCGCTTTTCCTGCCGCATGTCACATTCCTGGGCACAACTGAAACAATTATACTTATGCCCACAACCTACAGTAGAAATACTGCTGCCTTCCGGATATACTGTTTTAGGCAAGCCATAAACAGATACCTCTTCTTCTCCAATTACTTCCATTGAAATTTCCCGAAATTCTCCATCAATAATACTTTCTGCTTCTTCATCACTGTCCAGCACTTCGAATGCGAAAACTTCTGCACATTCTTCCTCATCTGCTTCAATTTCTTCCACAATTTCCGCTTCTATCAGCACCTCAGTCACATCCTCAGCCGGTTCCTGAAACACTTCCAAATCTTTTTCAATAGTTTCTGCCTCTAAAATCGCTTCCGTTCCAGTAATTACTGGTTCTTGCGACGTCGCAACAGACTCTTCCACGGAATAATCACTCCAATCCACAGCCTGTCCGCACCAGGAGCAAATCACAGATGGATTTTTACCATGCTCCGGACTGTCTAATGGTGTCCCGCATTCTCTGCAGTATGGATCATCCATAAGTCCTCTTATCTCCGGTTTCTTTTTGATTTTTCGTAACTCCTGTAACTTACAGTATTCTTCCAAAATAATGGAAACCGCCATGCCTTTGGAATACTTCGCCAGAACTTCCCCGGTAGTACGTTCTACCAGTTCATCCACATCCTCTCCCGTAAAAAATACTTTATCTCCTTTTTTCACAGGAACGTCATCATTCAGTATTTCCCCGATACTTTCCATAATCTCCTTGCCTTGTTGCACACTGCGATAAATCTCTACATATGCACTTTTCACCCAGTCAGCAAGCAATTCTTTCAACATACGTAACTGTTCCGGTGTTGCCCCTGCTCTTTTTAGCTGCCGCAGTTCCTGTACTTTCATGTCCACAGTTACCTGCTCCAGCTGTTCCTCTGTCATGGTTAACATCTCCTGCAGCTGGCTTTTGTTATACATGACGTATCTTTCCAGTATGACCGGTGAATTTCCATCCACAGAATATTTTTTATTCATGCTGATAGCCCTGGATGCTTCACTCTTTTTCAATCCAAATTCTTTTTCAGCCATTTCCCAGATACTTCCATATCCTTCGCTTTCACATTCTTTATCTTCCCAGATGCTCCTGATCCAGTAACCTGCTGCCACAAAAGAACTTACCATTTTTGTCAGACTTTCTTTCGCAAGTTCTTTTTTGTCCTCATACCTGACTTTTTTATACCAGTCTAATTCCATCCTCTTCTCCTAATTTGCCAACAATTCCCTTTCCAGTGCTTCATAATCATATTCCCTCTGATTTTCAAAAGTATTGAATTTGTTTCCGGAAGTATTTCTTCTTTGCTTACTTTGCAAATACAATGTTGCATATTTTTCCCGGAACTTTTTCGTACTGCGGATATTGGTTCTCCAAAAGGAATCTTTCATCGTCCATACCAGTGTATTCCATATATCTGACGGTGTAATGTTATCTATTTCCATCATTCTCTTAATATGCACTGTCCACTTTCCCTTCTCTTTTAAACTTTTTGGAACCTTTTGATTTGGAAAATCAGAAAGTACACACTGTATTAAATAATCCACACACTTTAACTCAAAATCTGTTGGCATTTTCTCCTTATCATCCTTGCCCTGCTTTGCAGGTGCAACGATATTATTATTTACTTTACTATACTTTACTTTATTAGCATTTCCCATCTGCACATCCTCATTTGCACTTTGCAAATGGCTTTCTGCATCCGTCACCGGCTCTTTTAGGTTGACTTTAACTAAGCCTGAACACTCATGGTCTCCAAGCAACCAAAATTCCAAATATACTTTTTTTACACGGCGGTTACGAACCACGTTCCAGTACCGCCGCTGAATACCTTTTGAAGTTAAAATTCCCCACTCCACAAACCTCCTCTTGTCAAAGAGACTAATTTGCAAGCAGTAGTCCACGGTTTCTTTTACCGTACTGGCACTGATGCCGCTGCCCATCTTTCGAGCCGTCGATGCACAATCGTCATAGCACCATTTATAAAAATATCCTTCCGTTCCGTAGGCCTTCATACACAAAAAGAAATACACACTAAATCCTATCCAGCCTTTGGAATCCAGTAATTTGTCAATTTTGGTATCATTGTCAAAGATGTCCACCGCCCAGCCTGCATAATCGATTCCTACTTTGGGTATTCCTGACATCCGATACCTTCTTTCTTTTTTTGTTTGTGGCAGAGTCCGCAAAGACTACTGCCACATTTTTCTTTTATGCCAAAACAGAAATCCATTCCATTCCGCTTAATTCCTTTTCCAGATATGCTTTTACCGCTGCTTTGGCATCCATTTTCCATCTTCCGCCATCTGCTTCATGTAAAGATAACTGTACTCCGTCATATTTATCATTCTGTGCCCGGAAAACAAACTCGCTCTTTGGCTGTTCCACTTCCAGGAAAGTACGATACGGTCTTAAAATCACCTTCTCCGGTAACAATTTATCCTCTGTTTCCTGAATACCCGTCTTAATAGTAGCTTTCTGACTAATACCGGTATCCTGATACTCTGCAATCGTACCGGATACAATATTACTGGCCACTTCGATCAATGCATTTCTATGTGTATCTTCTCCCTTCAATACATCCGGATCGGAAGAAAACAAAGAATGCAACATACTAGAGTTATCCAAAAAAGAAGAACGTAACATAATACAAAATTCTGTCTGTCCCAGCCATTTTCCAATCTTAATTTCCGGCAGTACTGCCTTTACCTCAGCAATTTGTGTTCTGCTGTAATAATTCTTTCCATTTACTCCCGAACTCACTTCAATGCGTGTCGGTGATACCACATTTACAAAAACATGATCAATAAAGCTGTTTGGTACATCAATCCCACTCTTTAAATAATCCACCAGACTTGTCAATGTCGAAAAAGAAATAGACTCTATTTTCTTCACATCAATTACTTTATTCAGACTCTTATTTGACCATGTAACTCCATCAATTTCTTTTAAAAACGGAGCAGTTCTGCCCTCAATCCAATCCAAT